CAGAATATACAAGCCCTAAATACAAAACATATTGGTGTCTCTCAGCTATACTTCGGGGATATGGTTATAACCCCTCTAACAATCATCCTGTGCTGAACACAAAGTAAATTTTGGTATACGTACCCCTCCACCATACACCCTCTCTCCCTTGCCAATCCTCGTGCAAATCAGNCCTCGTACCCTGTAAACACCTCCAAAAAGCCCCAAAAAGCCCCAAAAACACGCNTANCTACCACTTTTCTGCACTCTGCTGGTTGTTACCTATACACTATTACACTGTTTGTCATAGTGTTTACTTGACAGCGTACTCATTCCGTGCTATCATAACAGTGGGGGAGCACAGCTATGAAAGCTAATGGGATAGAAGAAAAGAAAACCCTAATCATTAACTCCTTCCGAAAGGCGTTTGATTATGACCTTGCACTAACAACATACGCCATAACCGATGAAGAACGTGACGAAATTGAAGCCGATGAAGTTTTCTGGATGCAGATACAACAAATTGAAGCTAAGATTAAAGAAGACATAATCACGGAACTTCGCAACATTGCAGACCCNTTTAAGAACTCAAAGGTTGGCTCACGGTTGGATGCAATTAAGGAACTTGGAAGGATACTATATCCAACGAAGTTNAAACCTAAGCAGGACAATGTGAACGTCAATCCAAGTGTGATTGTATACTTGCCAGACAATGGGCGTGGGGCGAACAGTGCTTCACAGGACGAGGACTTCTCGCTTGGAACAGTACTTGACGAAGAAGAAGAAGAGGAAGAGGATGAATAATGCCATTAAAGAGAGTTCAGCAACTTGAACGTAAACCTACTGTGTATAGGCCACAAAAAGGCCCACAGGAGTTGTTTCTCTCTTTAGATTGTGATATTATCGTGTACGGAGGGAGTGCAGGGAGTGGCAAAAGCTTTGCTCTGATACTCGACCCTACTCGCAACATAGCCATACGAGGCTATGAAGCACTGCTCTTAAGACGACAATCCACTCAGATTACGTCTGGTGGTGGGTTGTGGGACACATCTTCCATGGTATACCCAGACTTGGGTGGGGAGCAGAAACTCTCGCCACGACCTACGTGGACATTCCCTTCTGGTGCAAAGATTACATTCTCGCATCTACAGCATGAGAAATCTGTAAAAGCGTGGGATGGAGCACAGCTTGCTATGATAGGGTTTGACGAGCTACAGCATTTTAGCAGTACACAGTTCTGGTACATGCTGTCGAGGAATAGGAGCACGTGTGGTGTAAGGAGTTACATTCGTGCTACATGCAACCCCGACCCCGATAGTTTCTTGTTAACGTTGTTGGATTGGTGGCTTGACGATGAAGGATATCCCGTAAAGGAACGGTCTGGTGTTGTTCGTTGGATACTACGTATTGGTGGAGAAGTTCTGTGGTTTGATAGCTACGAAGAAGCACGGAAAATGTACCCACTAAAAATTGCACCGTGGAAAATAAGACAGGATTCCAACAAGTGGCGTAAGGGTAATCCAGATAACGGAAACAAACCGTGGGATTACGACCCTAAGAGTTTTACTTTCATAAGTGCACAGTTGCAGGACAACAAAACACTGATGAAGCTTGACCCGTCATATCTTGGAAACCTCTCGGCTATGTTTGAGTATGAACGCAAGAGGTTGTTACTTGGCAATTGGCACGCAAGACCGCAAGCTGGGGAACTGTTTAAGACCACGTATTGGAACTATATTGAAGCAGAGGACGTACCGCCTCTAAAGCATTTCAAGAAGATAGTGCGATATTGGGACAAGGCTGGAACACTACCAAGTGACGTTACACCAGACCCCGATTACACTGTAGGTGCTCTGATTGGAATTGACAGACAAGATAAGATTTATGTACTGGACATCAGACGTGGAAGGCTCGAACCAGCAGACGTTGAGAACCTTGTAAAGGATACAGCGGAAGCGGATGGGAAAGATGTTGCTATTTGGATTGAAAGAGACCCTGGCTCTGCGGGAAAATCGGAATCTTCGCATTATACGAGATTGTTAATGGGACATGATGTACACACGAACAACAAACGTACATCCAAACTCGTATACTGGAGACCATTTGCCTCACAAGTCAAAGGTGGAAACGTGAATATTGTGAGAGGAACGTGGAACAGGGCATTTGTTGACGAACTAGCAGGTGTTACAGATGGCACACAGACATCACATGATGACCAAGCTGATGCATCGAGTGGTGGTTTTATGGTTGTTGCAAGACAAATGGCACGTCAGAGTACAGCAAAAGCTGTGAAGAACATAAAGGTAAGTTAATGAAGTACACAAAAGAAGAGAAAGCACAGTTTATGAACATCTACCACGAAGCACTGGAAGAAGCTATCTCCGTGTTGGATAAACAGGAACGTTACTTCATGGAACTTATTGCATTTGCGGCTACACACGACTATGACGATATTCCCGAAAAGCACCAGAAAGCTCTTCCTGTGGCACGTAAAAGTGTTCCTTGGAGAGCAGATGCATCTACTTTGAAGATAAATAAGAAAAGCGCACGTCTCTTTGCACAGAATACAATAGTGAGGGCACGTAATGTCAAGTAAGAAATCCCTGTTTTCAACAGCAACCACAGCTTTGTTTGAAAAGCTGTTTGGGGACATGTTGTCAGATGCTAGGCGTAAGATACAGAGAGCACCATTCTCTGTTGTAAACGCACCTCTTGAAATGGCAGAGCCAGCAAAGGTTGACGTGAAATTAACACGTCAGTTGTACCGAAACACAAACAACATGTATGCAATGTCTGCACATTTGGTCAAACCTATCATAGATAGCAACTGTTCCTTCATTGGAATACCAGAAATACGTTCAGCAAACAAGAAAACACTGAAAACTGTGGATGATTTCAAGAAGTTGTTACCTTTTCATCAGATACACAGGATATCTGAACGAGAAGGAACAGCGTATATTTGGCCACAAATAGACCAAAAAGGCAAGATAAAGTTCGTAATTATACGTCCAGAAACCGTTGAAGACATCCCTATTGACCCTGTAACGAAGGAAATCAGTGCCTTTATCATAGTTGACCAGTTCAACTACAAGACAAAAGACAGAAATACGCACAACATGAAGACTACTGTAACAGTAGACAAAGATACCATAACAACGGTTAATGTTTGTGACGAAGCTAAGTATAGTGGCACGAAAGTAGTAAAGAACGTGTTTGGATTCATTCCAATCATACCTTTCGTAAATGATGCAGAGCCTTGGGAAGTAAGAGGCCACAGTGAGATTGAGAATATTGAACCACAGTTAAAATGGTACAATGATATTTCGGTGGAAGCTGGACGTGCGCAGAAACGTGACGGACATCCAAAGATGCAGGTTACTGCAAATGACCCAGAAACATGGGTGGACAACAACTTTGGTGTTGGTACATGGGAAAGCTTAAAATCTGGGCGAGCTTCCTTACGTATCGATGACAGAAACTTCTTTATCAACCAAGCCGCACAAACAGCGGAGGAAGAAAGTGAGGTTGTATCTTACATCGAATCCAATAGGGTTACAGGGGAGTATAATGTACTGTCTGAAAAGTCATTCACAAATATCATTGAAGGTTCTCAGACACTAGAGATAGTAATGGGCGCAAGTATGGGCACATCACTATCTTCTGTACGTGAACAACGTCCTGTGTACATAAAGAAGATTGAAAGAAAGCAGATACAGTATGAAGCAAGTTGGAGATTGGTTGTTAAGATTGCACTAGACATCCTTTCCTTTGCAACATTCAACAAATATGAAACTGAAAGCTTTGTGTTTGTGTGGCCAACACCAGACTTTGCATCTGAACAAGAGAAAGCATCTACGCTCAACACTCTTTCTACGTCACTTATCAAGGCTAAACAAGCAAATATCCTTAGTGATAAAGAGATATATGAGTCCCTAAAAGTACTTGATATACTGCAAGTTGAACAGGATTATGCAACACACGTTAAGGAAATTGAAGAAACAGCGAAAATTATGACTGAAAGAGAAGAAGACAAACGAGCAAAACAGGACAACACTATGAACAAACGTATTGCAGACGGAAGTTATGACAATACCGCTGTTAATGATGATAATGCTAAAGGGGATGATGCAGATGAAAACAAAAANTAAGTATGAACAACACAGTACGCAGTTTAGGTCTGTTGTTGTTACAGACGTATTACCGGACGCTGTTCCTGTAGGAAATACAGATGCAGTCTCCAAGTTGTTTGCAAACATGGAAGCTCTTGAGTTTGTAAATGAAGTACTGCTTGGTGAAGACCACAAAACCGACAACTCTTCTGGAAACGTTGTCCTCACGGAAGAGTGGGCTAAGTCTTATGCGGATGCAGTTAACAGGAAGCCTGGATTTACATATATAAAAGGGCATGCAGATGCAGGGCATGGGCA